ATAGGCGGTTGCACTGGTCCATTTATTTTCTATTTTTATTGCATCTTTAACGTCATCTTCGTATGCCTTCTCAGACCAACTTGATGCCATTTTTAGTAGCACAGGATCGAGTTTCATCTATTCCTCGGTATTGAGTGGATTGTCTAATATCCGCTGGATGCGCTCTTCAAGGTCATCGCGCATCTCGCGTAGTTCGTTATCTATGTCTCTTAAACTGTCGTTTACGCGCTCTTCAAGGGCGTAAACGTCATCTCGTAGCTCTCTTGTAGCTATAGCAACCGAATCATCTGTGTCTCTAGCCACACGCTCCACAATGTCTATGTCAGCTTGCAGTCGGTCTATATTGTTGCTCAGTTCGACAATATCTTGATCTATTGCCCTTTTAACTGTATCAATCAATACCTCTGCCGCGTCCAGCTTTGTATTTAGCACCGCAAGCTCTTCATCATAAGAACTGAAATCTGGCGACACATACGCTGTTATGGCCTCCTCTGCCGTGAGCAATCGCTGATATAGCTCAAAGCCACCCCACATCGCAGCCCCAATACTACCTAAAAATGGTATAACAAGCAGTAACTTACCGCCTGAAACCTTTAAATCTCCAAATTCTACCTCTGCCACTGTAGCTCCACCAAGTCATTGTACCCTTCTGTCCCGGTTATACGCAGCAATCCCCTCGGGTCCACAGTGGGAGCGTTGTTTGGATACATCTGCGTGCTTTCGTAAAACTCTCTGTCTGTTAGGTTTACATTCTGGTATTGGTTAAAAGCAGGATTGTTTGAAATAAGAAATACCGCAAGACTTTGATCGGTAAACCCTCCAGTGTCGCCAAGGTCCTCCAGCTCGTTTTCTAAACTCTGTTCCAAGTCCTGCTGACTCATTGTTTGTATCTGAGCCTCTGCGCGTTGGACAGTGCGTTCTTCCTGTTGGCTTGGGGGAGCCACGTCAAAACGGCTGAAATCGGGTAGCTGTGCGCTTAAAAATTGGCCGATGCTCTGCCCTGTCGCAATCGCATCATTAAAGTCGTTTTCAAATTGCATCTGGGACGGGGGCGCAAGATCGGAGGTTGTAATGGTGTTCTCCTCTTGCTGCTGTGCTTGCTGCGCGATGACCTGTGTTATTTGCGTTTGCGTACCCAGTGACCCGACATCCTGAAAAAGCTGCTGCTCTGTCTCCACGGCCTGTGCCTGTTGCTGACTGACTGACATACGACTGCCGCTGAGTGCTTGCTGACCTGTCAACGACAATGCGATTCCTACGACATCAACCGCTGGCCTGATGACCTTCCTCTCCACGATTTGTTCCGGCTCCGGCTCCGGTTCTGGTGCGGCTTTCTCTGCCTCGCGGCGCTCTTCCCTCTCCACTTCTATTGGGTCATCCCGCTCTACAGGCTCCACACGCGCCACAGCGCGTTCCGGTCTAGGCTCCGGCCTTGGTTCCCGTACCGCCTCTATCGTCTCCTCTATCGGCTCTGAAGGCTCCTCAATACGCTCTACAGGACGATCAAACCTCTCTGGCTCCCCAACACGCTCAGGCTCTTCAAAAATTTCAGGCTCCGGCTGGCGCTGCGGCGCATCTGGTCTTGGCTCGTCCCCTCGCGGCCCTTCCTCCGGTATGACGTTCAGTCCGAACATCTCCCGCTCCTCTTCTGGCTGGTAAGCTGGCGGGTCTGGTATCCGTTGCGGTTGTGGCTGACCTTGACGATCTGGCCTGTCTACAAAAAAGAAATCCTCTATCTCATCACCGAATACGGCATCTGTGTATTCATCTGTCACGCTGTCTTCTGCCACGGCATCCCAATATCCATCGCAACTGCTGTCATTCAGAGGATTCGTACAATCCACCAACGTGCTGGCCGACATAATCAAACTTGCAACACCGTTGGTTAACTCAAAAGTTGTATCACCACCGTAGTTTTGAACATCATTAGTGGTAAACCCATTCATCTCCCACTCTTGCGTCCAAGGACTGCCAGACCCATCACCTGTGGGAAAGTTGCCACCATACCAGCCGACAAATGCCTTATGGTGAAAGCTGACATTTACATCCTCGTACTGAAACTTAAACCCGCCCGTCTTATCTACAGTCAAGCCAAACGTATTTTCGTTCGTAGTCGCGTACTCTCTGACCTTATGCCACAAAAAACTGGTAGATTCTGAATCTGTCTTGTAAAAATATCCTGCATCAGCTTCGCTGCTGGTATCGTCTAAGTCAGTCCACATAGGGGCGATCATGTACGAAAAATTACTTAAGCCGTAGGTATTAGGCATATAAGTAGGCATACCCGTCCCATGAGTATAGCCATCGCAACAATAACCGGATGGCGGGGCCGTTTGCCTTCCTACACCTGTAGTCGGGTTGTACATCAGGACAAAGCCATTTGTACTCATCCAAGCATGAGTGAATACTTGATCTAGCCACGGGAAGGTATGGCCCATTTGTATGCTAGTGGCTTTATCATCTATCCCAGAAAGAACCTGTGTCATGCCAGTTGGATCAAGATCGTCGGCAGATACAAATAAAGGAAAGAGGCAAAACAAGACAAGCCTTCTCATCGCACCCTCCTGTCTGGCTCTGGAATGCGATCTGGATTGGCCTCCCACAAGGCTTTGGCCTCATCCCCAATCTTGCCGTCATACGGACAGGGCGTACCGGCAGACATCATGCTGGCCCAGACCCGATAGTCTTGGCACATTAACGACACAGCCGCTACTCGCATTCCCATATCGTAAAGAGTCTTACCAAGTTTAATTCGCTCACAGTTTACGTCCCTGACAGACTTGCCAGTGGAGAACCCTAGTATCTGTGTCTGGACTGCCCCTGATATGCCTGTTGTGCATAGGTCTTGGCTGTATGAGCTTCCGATTGATGGCGCGATAGCCGATGGAGGCGGTGATTCCACCTTCTGAGTCACCCGCTGGGTTGAGTTGCTCATAGAGCTATTGGAGTTGATGTTATTGTTCTGATTCATAGCAGTTATGTCAGAAACAGAATTTGTGGTCTGAAAACTCGTGCTGTTGGATGTCGTGGTGCTGACGCTGGTGTTGTTGTTCGTGTTGGTGTTCTGATTGACATTCGTCGCCGTGCTAACCGACGTGCTATTCGTCGTGTTGTTGTTTGTATTAGTCGCGTTTGAGGTGTTTATGTTGTTTATCAACCCGTTATATTCCATCGTATTGACATTACGGTTGTAGTTAGTCGCGTTAGACGTAGTGTCTGTTGTGGAATTCACTGTGGTGGTATTCACGTTTGTATTGTTGTTTGTCGAGGTCCCCGTATAGTTTGTTGTATTGGTGTTTGTATTGTTATTGGTGTTCGTATTTGTAGACGTGGCCGTAGACGTAGCGGTCGAAGTCGCAGTCGTGTTGATGTTAGTCGTTGTATCCTGCCCAAACACAGGGAAAGCCGCGACCAAGGCGGCTATCACCAATAGACGTTTCATAATATGACATTCCGCTAACTCGGCTCCGTAGGCCAAGTAATGCTGTTGGGAAATCCTGACTGTGCTGGTACATCTCGCAGGGCTTGTCTGTACGTTTTCCAATCGTCACTCATGGTGACATCTGATAACCCCATCCAGTCTGACTCAGAAAGTTTTGTATCGCGCTCAGAACGAGCAGCTCTTGCAGCCGCTGCGTCAAGTTCAGCTTGGTAAGCCGCCTCTTGCTCGGCTTTGGTTGCACTCTCGGTGTCGGCAAACATGTCTTGCTCTGCCCACTTCTGCACCCAGTTTCCACTACTGTCTTGTTCCGCACCGTCACGCACCACAGTTTTGTATGCCGCAGACGGTGCAGGCTTCGCCGCTTCAAACACCGGATCAATACCCAGTGCTTCATAAACATTTTCGTTCCACACTTTTGGCAACGAAACATTTGGATTGAGTTTGCGGATTTCGCCTTGATTTTTTAGCTCACCGCTTGACCGTACTCTAAATTCCATAATTTTTACCTTACGCTATTGCTAGAAAAATATATTCTCCACCACTACTATTATTGAAACCACCAGACCTGACGGTAAATCCAGAACTATATGGTTCAATATCATTAACAGTAGATTGGGCACCATTCGTATTTAAAGTAATGTACGGATCGCTGCTCGTACTAATGCCTCTATGACTATCGTACAAATACCAAGCCCCTGCACTATCGGTACGTTTGATAAGTACAAATCTAGCACTTGAAGAAAAGCCACAATCTATATTAATCGGTGATGCCGTACCAGTATAACTGCCCACCTTGCTGACTCCTGCAAGTGTGGCAAAAAGATAGCCGATGTAAGTTTTACCAGACCCGTTCACTATTCCGACACCACCGGTGTCGCTTACTGTAAATACGGTGCTAGTCGGAGTCGTATTGCCCCAATATGCAAAACTGAGTGCAGCAGTGGTAGAGTTAAGTCTCAACTCTTTATCGTTGCCCAAGGCTGCTACAAACGTGTGCCAATCGTAGGCCGAGCTTCTGCTTTTTACGATCATTAATTCTGGGGCGACACCAAGATTATGAGAGATATTACGTGAACTTGCGCCGTCACCTGTCCAAGCAAGAACATCGAGAAATTTAGGCGCTCGCTTAAAATTCCAACCTGTCCAAGCACTATAGTCTCCTGTGCTTGTGTGCTGCCATCCGGTCATCCTGTCCCAGTTAATTGCTAAAGATTCTTTCCGACCCCCTAGGTCTATCGGAAAAATACCTGTTGCTACCTGACGTTGTATTCGTAGTTATGTTGAAGTCAACTCGAAAATTTGTGGAGTGAGTAAATGCTCCTGAAGAAGACCCTGTTGTTGCCGCAAAAACCTCCGTGCCATAATCAGGGGCCTTCATTTCTTTGCGTATTGCCACGTAAATATATGGGCTTCCATTGGCATTCCAATCGCCACCACTATTTCCCCACGGATAAAATCCAGTCGGCGCGCTGTACGCACCATTCATACCTGATGTGTTTTCGGCACCATAACTGTTAGCCTCAAGCCTACCGGGTGGAGTGTCACCTTGATTCTGATTAAAGCCTCTCATGAAATCTAGGATCGCCCAATTTGAACTTCCATTATTTTTTTTAAGCAGAACCCATTGCGGTTCAAACCCCAAATCCACAAAAGTCGTACCGTCAGTCCCGCCGGTATAACTACCGCACTTAATACATGCCTCATCGCCATCGTCACCAAAAATCTGGCTGTCTGAGTCTGTGCCAGCAGCAAATAAATAGGCTATCATTGTCTGCCCACTTTCATTTGTATCTGCATTACTGCCCACATAAAAATTAGTAGCTGTTGGAGCGGTTTGTTGAAAATAAGCATTACCAGCGTTTGCAGCGGCATTTTGGCCGTTCAAAACAAGATATTTATTCTGGGGGGTGCTTGCGTCAGTACCAACGTGATAAACCTTCCAATCATGTGTGCCGTCGCAATTTTTAATTAGGATCATGCCGGGAATACACCCTAAGTTATGCGACAAGGTTAGATTGCCTCCGGTTCCCGTCCACTTTACTACATCAAAAAATCCCGGCTGCTTCCTCCAACTCCAACTCACATATTCCGAACCATCGCCATTTATAGAAGTCGAAGAGTCGGCACCTAGCGTGAAACCGTTGCTATTAAAACTCATCAAATTATCAGTTTTTGTAACTTCGCCAGCACTATCTTGTGACGTTATATATTTGTTAGCACCTCTTTCGGTGTCGAATAAACGATGTTGCATGGCACCTCGGCCTTTTAGCCAAACAAGTCCACCTTCACCATCAAGATCAAGACCATTATCTATCGCTAAAGTTGCGCCTGTACCCGTGTACAAAAAAGTGGAGAACACATCTTCCACATAAACGGAATCGCCAGCACCACCAG